GTGAGCGGGCCCTGGAGATGCTGGAGGACCCGGAGATCGATGATCAGGTCAAGCCTGGTTCCCGTAGGGTGCGCCTGAAAAAATGTCAGTCGTTCTGTGCCATGCAGACGGCCAACCCGCGAGCCAAGATCGAGTCGAAGAGCTACCACGTCATCTTCGTTGACGAGTCCCAGTCGGTGGACGAGTACGTCTTGAATAAATCCATCACCCCGATGGGCGCATTCTATCTTGCAACCATGGTCATGACCGGCACTCCTGACATTGTCAAGGGTGTCTTCTACAAGACCATTCAACACAACCGCCGGATGGAGCTACGACGGGGCGGCAGAAAAAATCACTTCCGGTTTGACTGGCACTACTGCGCGAGATTTAACAAAAACTACGCGACTTACATCCACGGCGAGGCCAACCGTATCGGTGAGGACAGCGATGAGTTCAGGCTCAACTACCGGCTGGAGTGGCTCCTTGAGCGAGGGATGCTCATCACTGAGTCCCGTATGGACGAGCTTGGGGATCCCACCATGCCCATCGTTCCTGCCTACTGGAGGTCCCCCCTGGTGGCGGGGATCGATTTCGCCCGCAAGATGGACTCCACTGTGGTCACGGTGGTATGGGTGGACTGGGACCGACCAGATGAGTTGGGGCTCTACGACCACAGGATCCTGAACTGGCTGGAGATGCACGGTGAGGAGTGGGAGGACCAGTACTTCCGCATCGTGGACTTCCTCAGCAACTATTCCATCGTGGCCTGCGGTGTTGACGCCCAGGGAGTGGGTGACGTGGCCGCTGACAGGTTGAAGCGTCTGCTGCCCCGGATCCAGGTGGAACCCCTGTCGTCGCAGATCGCTGACCAGTCGGCGCGCTGGAAGCATCTCCAGCAACTCCTACAGCGGGGCCTGATGTCCTGGCCCGCCCATCCCAGGGCCAAGAAAACCAAGACCTGGCGTAGATTCCGCCAGCAGATGGTCGACGTGGAGAAGAGCTACAAGGGGGCCCACCTCGTGGTGGCTGCCCCGAACGAGGCTGGTGTGCACGACGACTACGTCGACAGCCTGGCCTGCGCCACGATCATGAGTCAGGTGATGATGGTCCCAGAGGTCGAGATGCAGGCGACGCCGTGGGCGAGTTCTGCCCGGCGAGCCCGGACAGTACGCCCCAGGCAGTCGCATCGGCATCGTTCAGCCTCGTAGCATTCGTAGCCAGACCGGGCTCCATCTCGGACTCGTCTCGTGCCAGGGATGATTGAGCGCCAAGCTGGGCTGTGTAGGGGGTCGACAGCATGTTGGCGTTGTTGTTCCCGGTGGCTCGCTGCATTGAGGTCTGGTGCGCCCAGGCGTCGGACATGCCTTCAGGGTACTGGGGTGGTCAAGGGGGGCATGGGCGCCCTCACTAGCCTTGGATCCAACCCCATGAGGGAGGAGAAGACATGTCTCTTGGCCCTGAGCCGCAGTTCCCGGAACGGGGACGTTACGCCTACGACCGCAGTATGGGTCCCGACTCTCCGGGTGGGCGTGGTCCCCTGCGCTTCGAGGAGGGCTTGAGCACTGACACCGACATCCCGTCCGATTTCCAGCGGGGGATGACCGAGTTCATGATCTCGGCGCCGGGTCGGATCAACCATGTGGACCCCGAGACGCAGTTCAAGTTCCCGGAGGAGACCATGGCTGAGCGGGCCCACGTCGGTTCAGCGGCCTGGATCGACGCCCCCACAATGCTGGGTGAGTTCGCCCATGGCAGCTTTACCGATCAGGCTGAGGTCCGCTACGAGGAGGTGTTCCGTTCCGGGGGCATCCAGAAGAGGCGTGCCCCTGAGGTGGTTACCGACTGAGATGGCGTCCACATCAGAGCGCCGGGAGCGGGCGTTGGGTGCAGAGGAACCAAGTGAGTTCCAGGGCACCCACTGGTACAACCCGGTGGGCTGGGACCGCTTTGATCCTCGCCCGCACCCTGGCAGTGGTGCCATCGCCCCGGGGGCCAGGGTGCAGAGCTTCGGTCCTATGCGTGGCGCCCCCAAGGCCGGCAAGATGACCTTCCACCACATTCGGGACGAGGCCGGTAACGAGCAGTCGGTCTTCAAGGGCAGCCTGTCGCGGAAACGCCCCCAGGTGCCGGAGGAGATGAAGGACTACTTCCCTGGCCTCTTCAACGACCGGAGGAACGAGGGTCGTCGGGAGAGTCCCCGGTAGTGGCCCGCAAGGACCGTCCCGGAGCGCCCAAGGGGCGAGCGCTTCAGGCAGAGGACCTCGATCCTGAAGGTCTGCGCGCAGCCAAGGAGAACTGGGCGCAGATGGGCATGGGGCGCCAGCGCATCGGTGGCGCCATCGAGGAGGCTCAGCGCGCCCAGGCTGAGTCCAAGAACCCGGAGTACAAGAAGAAGATGGGGCACCGGGCGTCCTCCCTCAAGGCCATAGAGCCCCATGTAGAGGACAAGCCCATAACCACCTTCGGGGCTATTACGCAGCGGGTGAAGCTGGCTCACGCTGGGCGGGAGAGGGCGCGTCAGGAAGGTGGGATGAGTGGTGCGGACTGGTTCTTCGAGCACCACAACCTGATCCGTAGCGCCGCCCAGGAGCAGGGCTTCCACCCCCACGCAGGTATCACCGCCACCACTGCGCTCAGCCCGCTGAACGCCCCGGAGACCGAACGTCCCGCCGGTCACGCCGTCATGAGGCTGGTGAACGAGCCCCACACGGTGACCATCTCACCTGAGCTACACGCCGCCACCAAGGCCGGCATCAAGAAGATGGGCGGGCCCCCCATCCCGAAGGAGCACGTCGGTAAGCAGGTGAAGGTCGAAGATCTCCACCACACCCACGTCGCCGCCATCGCTGCTATGGACGCCAAGATGCGGAACAAGGGGACGCCCACCCAGTCGAGCGCCCCTGAAGCCTTCACCGCTCTTGGAGCCACCCGGTTGTCTTCCCAGGCCGCTCAGAGCATCGCCCACCTCCGGGGCCACGCCACAGAGGAAGAGGCCATCTCGCCCCACACGTCACCCAAGGTGTGGAGCTACAAGGAGTCGACCAAGGAAGCTGCTCCAGCTACCGCAGAGCACGGTGAGTTCGGTGTGCGGGCTTACCACTGGATCCACGGTGACCCCAACCAGACCGTGCTCGATCTCTGGAAGCTGCGTCACTCCGAGAAGGGCATCTTGAGTTCTGGCCGGGAGGTCGGGACCGGGCACACGCCGGAAGACACCTGGATGCAGTCGGTGTCCACCCGTCAGACTCCTGCCAACATCGGAGGCGGTGGTCGGGGGGTCAGCGTCGCCAAGACCATGGGCAGTGATCCGAAGTTGGCCGGGGCTGAGGCCATGAGAAAGTCGGCACCCTCAGGTGCCAGTGTTGCGGACGATCCTTTGATCGGTGGCACCGCTCTCACGCACGCTCTGAACAACCAGGCCACTCGGATGGCCTCCCAGAAGATCCCCATCCGGATGGGGGACGTCAGCACCAACATGCCTGTTCGCATGCTGCACCCCATGGTGTGGACAGAGCAGCGCCGACAGGCCGAGAAGGACCCGGAGTACAAGGAGTCCCAGGCGGCAGCGGCCCGGCGCGCTGAGGTCGGTGGCCGTCAGTTCGAGGCTGAACAGACCATCGCCCATCGCAAGGCTGAGCGGAAGCGGTCAGGTCAGCCCGCTCCTACCGAGACACGCCTGCCAGGTGAGGTGCTACGCACCCAGCGGGGACAGCCCCGTACCAGGAGGGGTGGGATCGTGCGCGGCCCGGAGCGTACGGCGCCCCTGCCCAGGAGGGAAACGCAGCAGTCCTTGTTCGGTGAGAGTGGCGAGCCGACGTCAGCGTCCAGGATCCCCAGGAGGTATCAGCGTGGCTGAGATGCAACCACTCAAGACCAAGGGTGTACCTGTCGAGTACATGGATCTCCAGACGCTGTGGAACGACCGGCGCGACCCTCACGCCAATCCCATGTCGTCCTCGCCCAGGAGGGAAGGGGGCCGTGCGCCCAGCATGAGTGACCTTGGTAAGTCCATCGAGGGTGTGTACCGGGGCTTGCCTGAGAAGGGCGAGTGATGAACGGTGACATCGGTGGTGACCTCTTTACGACGGTACCCACCATCCTGGCGTCCTCGATCCTGGTTCACAGGATCAAGCCACGTCACGCCTCCCTGGCGACCCAGTCCGAAAGCAAGCAGCTTGCCAAGCAGATCGCCCGTCGCCAATCGCTCCAGGCGCAGCGCCGTCGTCTGCCCATGACGATGACCGCCTTCTACCAGAAGCTCGGCTGGTAGTCCGTAGTGTCCATCCAGTTCCAGTCACCCAGCTATCGAGCGGCGTCTTCTGACCTGACGATCCAGATCAGTCCGCTCGGGCTGGTGGAACTCGCGGACGAAGAATTCGAGGTACATGGGCCCCGGCTGAACCGGTACGCGATGCACTGGGCTTTCTACCTGGGGTACCACTGGGCCCATCGCCCGGATCTAGGCGAACCACAACTCAC